TATAGTAATTGGCGGCGCTATAGTAATTTTAGGCCTTATATTTATTGAGATTGGAGCGCGTCATGGTAAAAATTCATTATGATTATATTTCACCGAATTTTGGTGAGCGTCCCAAAGGCATAAAAATTGATGCCATTGTATTAGATTACGTAAATCTTCTTAACAGTACTATTGGAGATAGCTCATATGAACGAATAAAAAGCAGTACTGAACAGCTAAGAGCATTGTCATATACATTTAATTGTCCAATTATTTCAGCTACACAGCTGAACCGTGAAGGTTATTCTATTACAGATCCAGGGCTAAGAACTATATCTGAAAGTATAGGATTAGCTATGACAGGCGATGTCATAATGAGTATTTGGCAAGAAGATACTGATAAAGAATTGGGTGTTATTAAGATGGGCTTAATGAAAAACCGGTTTGGACCCAATTTCGGCCATTGCATAATGCGCATTGACTATTCAACTCTCACTATTTACGAAGACGAGCACATTAACGACACGGAAGCAGCATCATCTTCAATCAGCACACTTACAAACTTATCTATCTAAATAATTGGATTTTATATAAATATATGCTAATTAGTATTAATGAAAGACATAGATCCATCGAGACACATACATGATTATGAGTTCAATCATTTGTTCCTTTCGTTCTGCTCACTTGTAACACTCATGCACACCAAAAAATTAAATCTAGCTAATGTATTTCTTCTTTTATTACAAAATAGAGATTTGTTAGAACTCTATAAAGAATATTGTGATTTTAAAAGCGATTTTTCTGCAATAAAATCATTTTTAAACTTTGATTCTAGTTTATACAAAAGTAAATATATTATGAAATTTCTTAACGGACAAAAAAATAAGATAAAAATATGAGTTATATTATACATGCAGAAGTGAAGCTCGACAAAAAGAAATGTACAGACAAAGTATATTTTGATCGCGCGGTCAAAAAATTTATGAACAATGTACAGCGCTCGGGTGTACTTGAAGATTTACGACTTAAGTCAAGACATCTAAAACCCAGTCAGTTGAAGAAAATAAAAAAACAACTACAACATAAAAAATGGAAGTTTTATTGATATCAGATTTCGAAAAGCACATCTATAATTGTCACCTTAAAATCACTCGCTCAAAAGCTGGTAAACCGTATCAGCTTAGAAAAGATTTTTCAAATATTGATGCTGCTACAGCAACCACTCTTAAAAAATTATCCTTTTTCTTTAAAAAGCATAATCATATAACCATTGAGGATTTCTTTTCTGCACCCTACAATCTTTACAAAGACGAGACGTTTTACGATTTAGCCTATTTTAACACACTCAAGGCTGTCAAAGCTTATACAACATATAAACAGAGTGAGCAAAATCTTGAGCCTGACAGTCAACAACAACTCGATAATATTAAAAGTTCACTCAGATTTATATTCACTTTTTGCAACAATAACAACATAAAAATAGCTGACTATATTCGTCATAAAACAGGCAATTCATCAACCTTTATTCTTCATCTTAAAGAGCATAGAGTAAATCTTTATACATTATTTGGATACCCAGAATTTGAATCTTTATTCAAAACGTCTGCTCCAGATATTTTAAAGTTTACTCTTGGCGAAGATATTTATAACACCTTTAATAGCACCAAAATAAAACTCTCACTATCTGAAAAAGCGAGACAGTTAATCTGCTTAGGCCTCAAAAAGCTTGAAAAATATCAAAACATAGCTTGATTTAATAATATTAACATTTATATTATAGCATATGAGTACATTTACCAACGCCATGTTTGAAAGCATCAAAGGTGCATTAACTAAAAATAATACCGAGGGTTCAGCAAATAGTAAGTTCAAAGACATTCTACGCACTGAAGCCGGTAATACGTATACCGTTAGACTTTTACCGAATGTCAAGAATCCAGGAAAAACATTTTTTCATTCCTATAACTATGGTTGGAATAGCTTTTCAACTGGACAGCTAGTTACCGTTGTAAGCCCAACTACATGGAATCAGAGAGATCCTATTGCTGAATACCGCTATAAGACTCTTAAGACAGGAACTGAAAAGGAAAAAGAAAAGGCATTAGCGCTTAAGCGCCGTGAAAATTGGCTAGTCAATGTGTATGTCATTAACGACCCTG